AGAAGAGAATATTGAGGAATATCGTTTTATTAAAGATGAAAGTTATGAACGCAAAGGTTTCTGGGTCAAATAAATAATTTTTTTACTAAAAACTGAATTGAAACACTTTTCAATGGGTAGACACCTTCTCTTAGAGGTGTATGATGCAAGTTTTGAAGCGATTAATGATGTAGAATCGATTCAAAATGTAATGTTAAGAGGTATTGAACGTGCAGAAATGACCGTTCTGAATGTATTTTCACACTGCTTTATACCACAGGGTTGTACTGTTGTAATTTCTCTTGCAGAAAGTCACGTTTCTTGTCACACCTGGCCAGAAAATGGATGTTTAGCAATCGATGTTTATACTTGTGGCGATAAAAATCCTAAAATGATTGCTCTGGAACTGCTAAAATACTTAAATTCTGATAATTATAAACTCAGAGAATTAGATAGATAGTAGTATAGGGATAGCAACCCCTTAAAAAGTTCTGTTTAACCTCATTTATAGGGCAAACAGATGGCAATTCAACCAAATCCAGACAGAAACATTGAGTACATGATGCAAATGTGGGGAACTAATCATTTAGTTACCGATTATGGATATGAAAATAAAAAAGTGATTCAAGAAATTATGCATGATGATGTTCAAAAAAGCAAGCATTGCTTAAAAGAACAATCTGAAATGCATCAAAAAATCAGAAATGATAGTGACTATGATGATTGGGAATATGGAACAGAACCTCAATATGGAATTTCCTGGAAGTAAATATAAATATTTTAAAAACATAAATGGCAGTACAGAGAATATCCAGAGCATTTAAAGATATTAGTTTTTCATTTGTTCCACACCCAATAACAAATGATCTACAAATATTGAGAAATGAGAATGCTATTGCCAGATCAGTTAGAAATCTAGTTCAAACAATACCAACTGAAAGATTTTTTAATCCAACTATTGGTTCTGATGTTATATCAAGTTTATTTGATTTTGTTGATATTGCAACTGCTTCTACTATCAAAAGGCAAATAGAGATTACTCTGGGTAACTATGAACCAAGAGTTGAAAATATTATTGTAGAAGTTTATCCTGATCCAGACAATAATAAATTTGATGTAACAGTAATTTATGATATTGTGGGTCAGGATTTTCCAACTCAACAGATTAACTTCATATTAGAGGCAACGAGGTAACATGCCTTTCACTAAATTTACAGATTTAGATTTTTCACAAATCAGAGAATCTATTAAGGATTATTTAAGATCAAACAGTAATTTTACTGACTTTGATTTTGAAGGATCTAACTTTTCAGTATTAATTGATGTTTTAGCATATAACACATATGTTAACTCATTCAATGCAAATATGATTGCAAATGAATCCTTTTTAGAATCTGCAACGTTACGTGAAAATGTAGTTTCTCTGGCAAGAAATGTCGGATATGTTCCTCGTTCTAGAACATCTTCAAAAGCAAATATTTCATTCAGTGCTCTTTTCAACAGTGATTCTCCTACATTAACTCTTAAAGCAGGATTAGTTTGTGTAGGTAATGAAAGTAATTCTTCATATACTTTTTCAATCCCAGAGGATATTACAACTACAACTTCTCTTGTAGGTGGAGGTCCAACCGAAGAATTTGGAGAAAGACTTGCAGAATTTAACGAGATTGATATCTATCAAGGAGTATTTTTAACTAAAAGATTTACAGTTGATAATTCAATTAAGCAAAAATTTATATTAGATAATTCTTTCATAGATACATCATCAATAAGAGTTTATGTAAGTGGTCCTGGAGAGTCAGGAAGGGGCGTTGAATACTTTCAGGTAGAAAATATAATTAACGTTGATAAAAACTCTTTTATATACTTAATACAAGAAATAAAGGATGAAAAATATGAAATCATATTTGGTGATGGTATATTTGGTAGAAAATTAGAAAACGGATCAGTAATTACTGTAAATTATATTGTCACGGATGGGTCGGATGGCAATGGTGTGTCATCATTTTCATTCTCTGGTACATTTGTAGGATCTAGAGATAATCTTATAACTCCCAATGAAACAGTAGTTCCATTCACAATACAAAGGTCAACTGGTGGGAGTGAAATTGAAAATTTAGATTCTATTAAATACTTTGCTCCAAGAATGTATTCTGCACAATATAGGGCAGTTACTGCTAGAGATTATGAAACTATAATTAAAAGAATTTATCCCGAAACTGAATCTGTATCTATTGTTGGTGGTGAAGAGTTGGATCCACCAGAGTTTGGATCTGTAAATATCAGTATTAAACCAAAAAATTCAACATATTTGTCAGATTTTACTAAGAGTAATATACTTTCTCAACTAAAAAATTATTCCTTAACTGGAATAAATCAAAAAATAGTTGATTTGAAAATACTTTATGTTGAAATAGACTCTTCGATTTACTATAATAGTTCACAAGCAAGTACGAGTGATGATTTAAAAACTACCATAATTAAATCACTCAATACCTATTCATCATCAATGGGTGCTAATAAATTTGGTGGTAGATTTAAGTATAGTAAGTTATTGAATGTTATCGATAGAGTAGACACTGCAGTTACTTCAAATATAACAAAGGTTAGAATGAGAAGAGACATGAAGTGTGTTTTAAATAGACCTTCTCAATATGAACTTTGTTTTGGAAATGAATTTCACGTTAAGTGTGATGGATATAATATCAAGAGTACAGGATTTAGAATTGAAGGAGATCCTGAAACGGTATATCTTACAGATGTACCAGATCCAGGCGAAGAAACTGGAATAATTTCAATAGTTAAAAGAGTTCCAGATTCTTCTGCGGTCAGAGTGGTAGTTAAATCTGCAGGAACAGTAGATTACATAAAAGGTGAAATTTTAATTAACCCATTAATTATTACTTCTACAGAAATTCCTGATAATATTATTCAGGTACAAGCATTCCCAGAATCAAATGATGTCCTTGCATATAAAGATTTATACTTAATATTTGATGTGTCTAATAGTACTATAAATATGGTAAAGGATACTATTTCCTCTGGAGAAAAAATTTCTGGGGTAGGATTCCCTGTTGTTTCAAGTTATCCAAATGGAAAGTTAACGAGGTAATATGACATATTCAGGTATTGATGAAAGAATAAAAATTCAGCAAATTATTGAAAATCATTTACCAGAATTTGTTTTATCAGAAAATCAAAATATTTCTGAATTTTTAAAGCAGTACTATATTTCTCAAGAACATCAAGGTGCATCATCAGACATCTTAAATAATCTAGATCAATATTTAAAACTAGATAATTTAACTCCCGATGTTATTTCGCAACAATATTATCTCACATCATATGTTGACGAACTTGATGATGTTATTAATATCAATACCACCATTGGATTTCCGAAACAGTATGGTCTGTTAAAAATTAATAATGAAATAATTACATACACAGGAATAACTACAAATTCTTTTACCGGTTGTATACGCGGTTTTAGTGGAATTAGTGAATATTATAGTGAATCTGATCAGAATGAGTTAATTTTTTCACAAACGGATATCCAGTCACATCAACAGAATACTTCCGTAGAAAATTTAAGTAATTTATTTCTAAAAGAATTTTATAAAAAAGTTAAATATTATCTAACTCCAGGATTGGAGAATGTAGACTTTGTATCTGACTTAAATGTTGGAAATTTTATTAAGGAGTCTAAGAGTTTTTATTCAACGAAAGGAACAGAAGAGTCTTTTAGAATCTTATTCAATGTACTTTATGGTATAGATCCAAAAGTAGTTGATTTGGAACAATTTTTAATAAAACCATCATCTTCGGAATATTTAAGAAGAAAGATAATCCTTACAGAATTAATTTCTGGCAATGATCCTACTAAATTATCTGGGCAGACGATCTTTAACTCGGATAATACAGCATCGGCACCAATATCTGAGGTTGAAATTTTTACAAGAGGTGGTAAATCTTTTTATAAATTATCAGTATTTGAAGGATATGATGATAGATCTTTAATAGAAGGAACATTTAGAGTCACTCCAAGTACAAAAGTTATTGGAAATGTTTCTGTTGGTGATAATAAAACAATAACAGTAGATTCAACAGTAGGTTTTCCAGAAAGTGGAACTTTGATATCTGGAAATAATGCAATAACTTACAGTGATAAGACAATTAATCAATTTTTTAATTGTAATAATGTTACTGAAGAAATATTATCCACAGATGATATTAGGTTAGATGAGTATGTTTATGGATATGAAAATGGGGATCAAAATTTAAAAGTAGAGTTGAAAATAACTGGATCTATTTTAGAATTTTTACCAACATCAGATATTGAATTAATGTCTGAAAATGATAAAATTTATATAAACAGTCTTGGAGATTATGTAAAAGACCAAACGGAAAATAAAACTAAAAAGGATATTATATTCAATTCTTGGATTTATAATACTTGTTCTAGGTATGAAGTTCAATTTTCTGAAAGTAATACTAAACATAGTACAAAAGAAGTAATAGATAAATCTAGTCTAAAAGTAAATGATCGTATTGATATACTTCTTAGGGGGACAGAAACAATAGTTGCAAATGCCACTGTAAAATTAATAGATCAAAATATTATAGAACTAGAAAATTTTGTTAGTGTTTTAAATTTAAATATTAGAGACGTAGAAGTTGATTTTAGAAGAAAAATAGATTTTGTTACTTCAATTAATAATTTGAAGTACGACAATATGATGGCAAATGTATTGAATACTTATAATGAAAATGATAAGTACATTTATATTGCTTCTAATTGTTTACCTAGTAATATTGAAACACAAAGTATTGGCATATCTATTTTAAATGCTTCATCCGAATTTATTTCTGATAATTCTATATCTTTTAATCTAGAATCAATACCAT